GCATGAAATCATTGGCGTCTTTCGGGTCTGCATCTTCCGAGCGGTGCGAGTTGTAGAACATGGCCAGCAGAATGGCGAGTTGCAAATCCTGCCGTTCCGCCCGGAAAGGCATCTGGTTGTGGTACTCCATCCAGCCGACATATTCGCTGGACGGCATGGCGAGCACTTCGCCTACGGTCTTGCCCAGTTCAACGGCTAGGGCATGAGAAAAGGCGGCTTCGGCGTCTCTGATGCGTTTGGGGCTTTCGCGGGCACCTCGGGACGTTTCCTCAGGCCGGATATGATCAGGATCTCTTCGGTGAGCTTTTCGGCCACATCGAAGCGCAGGTCGGGCACATCCTCAATGGTGTGGAACATTGGCCCGCTGTCGCCGAGAACGCCCATCGAAATGATGAACTTGTCAAAATTGACCTGCTTCTCCTGCCCGAATTGCGGCTTGCCCTTGTCATCTATCTCCAGATATTCCAGATAAGCCAGGCGTTGCTTGACGGTCAGTTCGCGGATACGGACAATCCCGATTCCGTCGATCTCAATATCCCCCTCGCGTAAGTACGCCGCCTGTCCAAAGATGTCACGGCTATTGAGTCGCTTTAGTTCCGGGTGTTTCTCGTATTGCTTGGTCATTTGTTCCTCCTAACAGGATTGGTAAAAGGGCGACTGGTTAGGCAGCCGCCCCTTTACGCCGAATAAAATTAGTCTGACTATGAAGCCGTGCCTAAGACTTCCGACTTCACGGCCGACTTGGCTGTGATGCTGAGCGTGATAACGCTCGTGCCGCCCGCAGCCACCCACGTCACAACGCCGCCCGGGCTCGTGACGGTCATCTTGGCGGTTGTGGCAGAGTTCCAGGTCAGGTCTGCCGCGGGCGGGGTGAAGCTGAAGCCCGAGCCGCTCACGATGGCCAGGGGTGCCAGCGTCTTTGGGCTGGTACCGCTCGTTATGCCAAAGTCGCCTCCGGCAATGGTGACCGTATCGACCGGCGTGTACCAGAAACCGGTCTGGGTCGCGAAGGCCATTGCTCCGGTCGGCTCGATGGTGATCTTGAAGCGTTCCGTCGCCGGGCTTTTCGGATCCGGCGCGCCGCCGGGTGCGAACTTGGAAATCCAACCGTTGAAGGTGCACATATCGCCGGTCGTGAAGTCCAGTTCAACCGGCTGAATGGTCTTGTTGGTCATAATGAGCAACATGGCAGCCAGGGCGGACGCCGAGGTCAAAACCTCGATGTCGAACGGGCCGCCGTCCAACAAACCCGACGGGATGTTGGTCTTCCAGGCGGGCGACGGATTGAGCACGGTCGTATCCAGAACAGTCGTGCTGATTTCGGGATATTTTGGGATGGCCGTCACAAGCGCCACGGGCGTGCTGTTCAATTTTAGAATGGTACCTATCGTAGTAAAACCAGGCATGGCATATCTCCTTTTCTGCTAATTCTTGTTTACGGGAATGTTCCCGTGCATTGCTTGCTTACCGGCAAGTACCGAATCACTCGACATGCCGGCCTGTCCTTCGCCGCACCAATCGGTTTGTTTGACGGATGGCCAGATAGTTACCGCCCCGTTCGCCATTGGGTAGACCGTCGGCGGGTGCTTGCGACAAACCCCCAGGGTGGGATTGGTCATATCCGGGGTGTAAAACTGACAAAGTACACATGATTTTGGCATCATAGCAAACCTCCTAACAGGTTTTGAATTGCGGTCATGATGGTCTGGGTCAGTTTTTCCAACTGAATTGCCGGCCGCATATAGGGTTGTGCGGCCATGCCGGGGAATAATCCATAAGGGCCTTGGCCAGCTCCAGGAGAAGCCGCACCGCGCATGCCCGTACCAAATTCTGGATAAGGGGCATAGTCCACATTGACGCTTGCGGGATCGCCGTCCAGGAGACTGCCGGCATTCGACACGCCGCCGGCCGTGACGGTCGCGCCTTCAACGGTTTCCCACGCCCGGATGCTGTCACGTAAATGGCCGGTGCGAACCGGGGCCAGGTCTTTCGCCAGGTCACGGATTTCCCGAGCGGCGGCAATGTCGCCAACGTGCGTATTGAGCTTCTCGTTGATGATGTACATTTTCTCCATCGTCTGCTCGAGGCCTTCGGTTTTGAACTCCCAGCCGTCCATCGCTATATCTCCGTGAATACGCCAAATGTCAGGTTACAGCCGTTGAATACGTTGCCAGCCGGGTCACGCGTCGGGCCGATGGCCGGCATGTCCGGCAGCGTGATGGTTTTTGCAGCTGTGATCAGGTCGGCATTGGTCAGAATGGCGGTGTAGAGTGCGTCCAGTTTGGCGGAGAAATCTGCGTAGCTGACATAGTTCGCCAAAACGCCATAGAGGAAAACCCAGGTCATCTGGTATTCCATCTGGTAATTGACACTTCCGAGTGCCAGCGTCAACCGGGATGGTCGAATGGCCCGAACAAATCCGTTCGGCCAGGGAAACAATATCGGGCACAGGTTGCGGCAATCCTGCGGGATGCCGGACAGATCCTTGACGGTAATCCCACCGATCGGAGAGAGAGCCGCGATTGAAGTTGCAACGGCATTCCAACCGATCGTCATAGATGCCTCTGGTAGCCGTGTATGATGTCCCGTCCGAGCGCGCTGATATCATCTGGCCGAATGACTATCCCGGCCTGTGTGAACGTGATGCGCCCGGCGGAGGACTGCCCAAAGCGGCTGGAAACGATGTTGTTGCAGGTTTCGAGGGTCGCGAGTACCAGGTCATCTTCTACCTGCCACACATAGATAGGTGCTCCGTTCAGGTGGGTAGCAGCAGTTGAACCATTCTCGCCGCGTTGCCGGACGGTGTAAGGCGTACCGGTGGCAGAGATGATCAGCAGCTCGTTGTCGATGCGGACTATCTGTGAAGGAGTCAAGGTCGCCGCGGTCGAAAAACTGGCGGTCGTGGTGTCGGTCATGGCGGCGGAAAGCGTGCCGGCCTGCACCCAACCGCGAATGTCGTACTCGCCACGCTCGCCCCAGATGGCAAGCACCTGAATTACAGAATGCGTGTTGCCGGAAGCATCCGGGTACCACTGGTAGGGCGCAATGTCACGCAGATGAATATCTGTGATCGGATACTCATTCGCTGGAATGACATAATAGGCGGAAGACGGTACGACTACGCCGTTGCCGTTGGTTACTGTGATTATTTCAAGCAGGTCGGTATCCATGCGCAAATTGCGCAGGTCCAGACTGTCATTATTGGGTGTGTCAAACCAGCGGGTTTGTACCCACGGGTAGAAATGATGGTCGGTCTTGCTGTCGAAATATCTCGACACGGACGTAAGCAACCGCTCCAATACCGCCTCTTCAGGGGCATTGGCCGGGATGGTCTGCCCGCGCGGTGTGATGAACGCGAGCAGATCGGCCAGGGTTGCATATCCGTTTATGACAGTCATTGGCTACAGCTCGTAGTAAATAACGACCGAGCCGGTCAGGGTATTGCCACCGGATGCTATGACAACTTTTGGGTAGCCGTTCATGATCGGTTGGCAACGATCGCCGCCGGCAGTGGCAGTCAACGCCGCGCCATCTGCAACGGCGTTCATGATGTCACGCGGGTAGTAGATCGTATTGACCGTGCCGGCTGACGATTTGGTCAGCAATGGCCTGGAGGTATCGGCCTCGCAGGTGACGGTCACAGTTGCGCCCGTTGCAATCGTGCCTGGTCGGTACTCGATGGCATAGAGCTTGCCGAGGATGTTTGTGCCGACCGCAGTGGCGTTACCGCCTGCGTCAGTGGTAAGGGATAGCAATTGCCTACGCATGGTCATTGTGTGCCATCCTCGACTGGTACCAGGTCATCGGCCTGTTTACCCTTCTTGCCGCGGCTCTTGGTCTTTACTTCCAGTTCCGGCTCTTCTACGGCTTCCGGGACGGGTTGGCCGTCATATACCAGCGGAGCGTCTGAGTATTCAGCCGCGCCTTCAGCAACCAGCGCCCGGGCGTTGCCGTCCATGAATTCCCAGACATCACCGGCCATGAAACGAGCGCCTTCCGTGGCGTCCGATTGGAAGTCACGCAGAAATTTTACTCGGGTAGCCATGATTACCACTCCTGGTATTCGAGCTGTAGATGGCCTTGCCCTGCCACAGTTGCGGCAATGGCAGTAAGCCGAATGCAAATCATTGTGTTGGGCGGGATGATGGTTTTTAGCAGAGTCAATGGCTGCTTGGTGCCAACGGGCAATGCGCTGTATAGAACCACTGATGCCACGATGTCAACACCGGCGACGGTCGTGCCCAACATGACGGCAGTGGAAGTGAGTGTACCGCCTGTTTCCAGGTCTTCCACCATGTTGGCGGACAACAGTTTGACGGCGCGGGGAGAAAGCAATACGCACTCGTCAATGCTCGCGCCTGCGCCGGCGTCGTAATTGAATATTTGGCTTTTGACAATGTTTGTCTTGTCTTTGCCACGATTTACATATGCACGGGTCATGATTTTTTATCCTCCAGCTCCCCCTCCGTTGTTTGGGAGGGGGAGCCACTAGGGTTAGTCAGGATTATGGCGGCGGAGATTACACGCCGACATTGGACTAATTTAGTCCTAAACTCCTACATTGTAGGTGATGGCCGCGGGGTACTTGGTATCCCGGGAGAGCAGGCCCCAGCGCATCAGCGCCACGACTTCATAGGAGTCGGCATTGGCGATGCGATTGACCTCGATGGTCATCTTGCGCTTGTAGCCGAGTTTCCATTGGTCGGTGCGCACGCCCAAAATCGCGCCGGTGGTGTTGTTGGCCTGCGTGGTCGTATCGACCTTGCCCGCGGTGTTGGCCTTGCGGGGGTTGGTGGTCGAGCGGAAGTGCTGGAACCAGGACGGCAATACCGGGATGCCCCAGATGCCAGTCAACCAGCCATTTTCGAGCGTGGCGGCGGAGCTAACGTCCTTGGTCAGGACTTCCGGGAGCAGGGAGGCGGCTTTCAGCACGTTCGGGTCAACGATGAACAGGCAGTTCTTCGGATCCGCGGCGGCCAGTCCAGCCGGGCCCATCAGCCACAGGGTTTCGATAAAGTCGTTGATAGCCAATCCACCGGAGGCGGAACGGCTGTTGGCGGTGTTGGTGATCAGGCCGAACTTGCGCATACCGTCCAGCAGCAGGTACAGGTCGGTTGCGACAGGCGTTCCACCAATGCAGTTGATGTTGGTGGTTGCGCCGGTGGCGGTATCACCGTCAATTACGACATGCTCCAGCATTTCGCCGCCGGAAATCTGCAATTGCAGTTTCAGTTGATCGGCGAAGGGGATCAGGGAGTCTTCGACCAACTCGCCGGTGTACAGGACACGTGCGCCCATCTTGGCGATGGTCATCTGCTTGCGGGCGGTGACAGCCTGTGAAGCCAGGACAGTGGCAGCCGGGACGAGCAACGTTGCATCGCTCGCCGTGGCTTCTGCGACCTTGTACCAGGTCGGGTCGGTGCTTTCTACGGGGAAATACTCGCTGGAGAAACCATCCGGGATGATGACGGACGGGATCTTGGCAACGATCTGCCGGTTCTCACGAATGATGCGCCAGATCTCGTTGGAGTAGGCCGTGCCTACCCAGTCCGAACCGCCGGTGCTCAGGGTTGAATACATCGGGTCGGTCGCGGCTTTGATGGCGGCTTCCACGACTTCCTTCTCGGTGGACAGGCCGGCGGCCTTCATGGCGCCCTGGACATAGACACGATCTTCGTCGTTCTTGATGCCGGTGGCGCATTTCAGAGCCAGTGCCTGGATCATATTCGCACCGGGGCGTTCACCGTCCGGGCGGGGGTTGGCGCGCATCATATCGATGACCAGCGCCAGGGAAGCCGCATCCAGGTTGTCATACTTCCAGGTGGCGGCAAACTTGGCTTGGTAGGGCGCGCCATCACCCAATGGCAGGCGGCGGCTTTTGGCGGCGTCGGCCTTGAGGGCTTTGTTCTCTTCTTCGAGAGCCAAAACACGGGCGGTCTCGGCGTCTTTGGCGGCCTTGGCGGCCAGTACAGCATCGCGCTTGTCCAACAGGGCAAGCATCTCTTCTTCGGTCATGTCGATCTCCTTTTTTGATTTGCTTGATTTGGGTTTTTCCTCTTGGGCTTGCGCCACGGAGTTCACGGGCACGCCCGTCTCTTCCTCCGTCTCTGGCTCACTTGCGAGGTCTGGCAGGCTGATGCCTGCGGCTTTGTACATACTCTTGATAACGGGGAGTGCGACGGCATAGGCGTTGGCCGGCTGTCGCTTGCCTCCGGTGTCAATCAGGGAAATTTCAGCAACGGGCCAGTTCTTGATCTCGCCCGTGCGTTTGTCGTACCTCACCAGGTGCGACACGGATCCGCTGGATGCGCGCAGTTCGCCTTTTACGGCGGACGGCCAGACGCGCCCGGTAACAATTTCCTTGCTTTTATCCAGGCTGATGCGGTACCAATGACCACGGGTATCGGTGTGGTCAAATTTGGCGCTTCCGATTTCTTCTGGGTTGGGGTCGGGTGCAGCGTTCAATCCGGCGGCGGTAAAGCCGTGGTAATAGATGGTGAGTGGGTTAGGGAATTTCTCGCGGTAGGTCTTCGTCGCCGGGGAAAAATACTGCTTATCGCTGTCGCGGTG